CAAAAAAACTACTAGGTATTCTGTATAAGAAAGTTATTTCATTATAATTATTTTGAGATATATAAGAATCTTCATTTACCTGAGAATCTTGGTATATTGAAGAATATGGACCAGCAACTACCGCACCAGAAGTGCCATCACCTCTATAAACATTTATAATTACCTCTTTAGGTGTAGACAAAGATAATGGGTTATATACGTTAAGATCAGAAGAAAAAACAAATTTAAAATTTACTCTCTGATTATTATATGCCTTAATCATACTAAAACTATTCCCTTGTAGCTCCAACTATCCAGTAATCTACTTTGCCCTGCCTACCTCTTATAGCTGTGGCTGTATCTACTCTAAATCTAGTAGAAGACTTATTTACTTTAACAGATATAGATTCATAAATTCTATCACCCTCTTTAGGGTTTACTGTATTTTCAAAGTAGTATACTGCATCGTATTTAGTAAATAGGCCAGCTTCAAGCTCTTGTACTGAATTGGCATTTAATCCGCCTGTTTGACCAAGCTGCCTGGTTGTAATTCTTTCTAGTTTATCAGAATAGTTACCATTGGAAAGTATTCTTTGAATATGGACATCGTGTCCCCATTGTTTTAATATCTGCCTAAAAGTTCTTTTGACATTAATCATAACTTCTTAGGTCTCTCTGTGGCATTTGATCCTTATCCTTAGGTGGCTGTCTACCCGGACCATATAGTTCTCTATCGGAAAGATATATAATTTTACCAGTCTCAGGATCTCTAACTCCACCAGATGTACCAGTACTTTCACCTGGCACACCCCTAGGTACTATCGATCTAGGCCCAACTTTTGCGGATATTAATTCTTTCCTAAGGGCTGCAGCTATCTGACACCACGTTGAAGCATTATCTCTTGTTACGGTATTTCTTGGGACATTCCTATTATTAATAGATAGATCACCTAAAGTTATTGACATCTCATCATCTCCACCAAATCCATAGGTCCTAGTAAGATCGCATGCAGTTGCTGCCTTTACGTAATCGTATACTATAGTTGGAAGATCTGCTACATCTTGATCATCTCGAAGCTTATATAGCTTTTTAACCTCTTCTGAATACATATGAACAATCTCACCTATTTCCAGTAATGTTGCATCTGGAAAATAGGAAAGAAGTTCATCAGGGTCAACATAAAGGGGGTCAACGTCTGCTGCAAAAACTATATACTCATCAGCCCCCAATGTAACTAGTGGCTGATATGTTTCAGTTGTTGTACTAACATAAAGTTTTTGCTGGACAATAACAGTATTTCCATTGTCTAAAATACCAGTAAACTTTACATTGTATTCACTAGCAGAAGTTGGAATAAAGTCATAATAAAAAGAAGACGCACTTTGCGGCTCTGCATCATCGTCTACAACAATATTTCCAGAAGAATCTTTTATTTCAACAAGAATAGAGACAGGAGTTAAATCTTCCTCTTCACCAGTCATAGGGTTTATATCTACAAATCGAACCCTAACTCTGACCGTATCGTTTACCAAAACTTTTTGTGTCGACATAATTCCTCTATTCTAAGCTGTTGGTATAATAGTAACGTCAGTTGTTCCTGCTGAATTGTCTTCCAGAATAATAGTTTGAGCAGAGGCAATAGCATAGGCTTCCTGCTCCTCAACACTAAAGACTATATAACCACTATTAAAAGTTTCAAAAGTCATTACAGCTGTTGACTCTGTAACCTGCTCTTGGTTGGTGCCTGCTACTACTTTATCTAAGCCAACAAAAACAAGCGTAGAGGTAATACTTTCAGGATGAAGAATTACAACTTTTAGTATATCTAAATTAGATATATTAGCAGTGGGGCCAAATGTTGAAGGTTCAACTACCCTTACACCATTATACTGAAAATATGGCTCATCATACGTTACACCTTCATTGTACTGCATGACAGAAACCTACTTGTCAGAATGTTCCACCGTCTATAAGAAAACCCTCTAAATCAGAGCTGTTACCGTAAAGGGCACCAGAAATACCTACGCCACCAGTAACGACTAAAGTTCCAGTAGTATATGAACTAGACACAGTATTAGCTGTCAATGTTGTTGCACCACTAGCCGTCAATGTTGTAAACGCAGCAGTAGATGGATTTACGGATCCTATACTTGAATTAGTTATTGTCTTATTACTAAATGTTTCAGTGTTTGTCAATGTTGCCAAAGTCCCAGTCGTTGGCATTGTTACCGATGTTACATCTGTAACTGTTATTGTTGTTGAATAAGCTCCAGAGAACTGTAAATTACCACCAACTGTTATTGTGCTGGCTCCATTATTGACGCCTGTTCCACCATAAGTAGGTGCCACTATAGTGCCCTGCCATGTGCCAGTGTTTATTGTGCCAACCGTCTGAAGACTTGAATTTACAACACCAGAACCCAAAGTATTTGAGCTCAACACACTTGCATTATTAATGTAATAAGCTTTCCCCGAAGCTAAATCTAAATGCTCAGAAGATGTCCAAGAATCCGTAGCGTCTACCCAGTTGAATGTCTTGTCAGTATCACCCTTTAAGGTAAAACCACCACCATCAGCAGTTGCGTCAGTTGGTGATGCTGTTGATCCTAATTCAATATTCTTGTCGTCAACAGTAACTGTAGTTGAATTAACAGTAGTGGTAGTTCCGTGCACAGTTAAATCTCCGCCAACAACAAGATCATCATTTACGGTAGTCGTAGAGACTGTTGCTCCTATATTAACTGTAGCAGCATCTGTTGTTCCTAAATTAACTGTAGTTGCGTTAGCGGTAAATATATTACCTGCCAAAGAGGTTGTAGTTATATCTCCACCATTGACAGCCAAATCTCCAGTTAAAGTAGTATCACCAACAACATCTAAGTCATCATTGACAGTAACGGTAGATGTTGAGGACCCTATATTAACTGCAGTGGCACCAGAGGTACCAAGATTTATTGTAGTTGCATTGGCTGTAGCTATATTCATAGTTGCAGAAGTAGTGGTTATATCTCCACCATTAACAGCAACATCTCCAGAGATAGTCGCACTACCAGTCAGAGTTAGGCCAACAAATGTCGGGCTTGCACCTGTGTGAATATCTTGTGGGAGAGATAGAGTAACAGCTCTCCCTTCAGTTCCCGCACCTGCTACATTTACTTGATTTGTTGTTCCAGTAATTGTAGCTACATAGTCGCCAGTTGTTTGAGTAGTAAGATTAACATTTTTAATACTAACTGCACCAGCGCTGACAGTAAAATCTGCTGTTGCAAATGATGCAATACCCTTATTGGTCGTCGTAGCATCTTCGCCAACAAAGGTAATAGTATTATCACTAACAGTTATATCTATACCTTCTCCCTCGGAGAATGTTAGAGTATCATTTAGTAAATCAACAGTATCTGAATTAGCGTTATCATCATCAATAGATAAAGTCGTAGCAACACTTACTGTACCGGCGGCAGTTAAACGACCCTGCTGATCGACAGTAAAGGTTGGTATAGCCGTTGAGGACCCATAGCTCCCAGAAACTACAGTTGTGTCGTCAAGATCTACCGTAATTGTATTAGTTGCCCCAGCTGTTGTTGTGAGACCAACACCGCCAGCTATAGTTACGGTCTCCTCATCATCTACGGTTTGCGTTACACCGCCATCACCAGCTAAGTCAAAAGTGTAAGTTGCATCTGTGTTTGCTCCAGTTACAAACGCAGTAGTAGCAACATGAGTGGTGCTGTCTCCAGCTGTTCTAGTGGGAGACTGAAGAGTTCCTCCTGTAAAATCTCCTGAACCAGTAAATGTTAATGCTCCAGAAAAGGTTTTATTACCAGAAACAGTTTGTGTTGTTGATCTTGTTATAAAAGCTCCGGCTCCAGCGATGGCCTCAACAGTTGTTGCAGTACCGCCAGCACCGCCAGTACCCTTACCGTAATAGAGTACGTCACCCACCTCATTAAAGGCTAGCTCAGCATTTTCCAGTGAACTAGGTGCCCCGGAAAGACCACTAGACCTTCTTTTAATTCTAATTGTATTAGCCATGTTTAAAAGTTTCCTCCATCAACAAGATTTTCTTCTGGATAATTTACCCATTCAGTTCCTGAGTAACGCAAAATGTCTCCACCATTCGCTGTACCAATAGTAACATCAGTAAGCCCATTTAGAACAGACTGATTAGCTATATCTGTTTCAGCTGCTATAATTCTATCCTTTACCGTTAGGTGACCACCAGCTGGATTAACACCAATAACAGTCTGTATCGCTTCTATCGCATCGTTTGCGTTAGAATGCTGTTCATGGTGAGGTACAGTTGGTGAATCTAATCTATCAGTAGATGATGGGTTATTGAGTACATCTAAAGAATTAGGATATTGTGTTGCCATGTAATTTCCTTATAAACTAAATATCTTTGTAACTAAATCGCTCCACTGTATAGTAATGGAAATGGTGTCTGTAGTACTAGAAACCGGTAAACCATTAGCACTATCTATGTAAGCTATGAGCCTTGAAGTAGCGGCGGTGCCAGT